TGAACAAAAGTTTTTTATAGAATTATTTAAAGGATATGAAGGCGACTTCGGCATAGCCGATATGTCTAACACTTCAATAGACTCCGATAAAAATAAAATTAAACCAAATTATGAATGGGCAGGTCGCCCGATTACAGACAAGGATTATTTAGATCATTTAGCAGGGAAAAAATCAATTGGAATTCAACCATGTAGAATAGATAAGACTGTTCAATTTGGGTGTATTGATGTTGATCCACCTGACTATGGTGCATTTAAAATCGAAAAGTATTTAGCTTCAATTCAACAGCACAAACTTCCTATAGTCCCAATTTTATCTAAAAGTGGGGGTTTACATTGTTATGTATTTTTAAAAGAACCTATTCCAACCATTGATTTAATAGAGGCATTAAAAGCTTTTCTGCTTCCTCTAGGATTAAAACCAACTACTGAGGTTTTTCCGAAACAGAAAGAACTACAGAAGGATGACAAAGGAGATATAAAACCAGGTAACTTTATTAACCTACCCTACTATAATAATGGTGGATCGAATAGATATGCCATAGACAAGAATAGTTCTAAACTATCCTTAGAAGAATTTATAAAATTTGCCAATGAATCTAAAGTAGACAACGCAGCTTTAACTAAACATGTAGAAGAAGCTCACAAAAATATATTAGTTGGCGCCAATCCTGAATTTGAAGATGGTCCTCCATGTCTAGCACGGTGTTCTATATCTAAACTAGATGATGGCAGAGATAGGTTTATGTACAACTACATGGTCTTTGCTAAAAAGAAATACAAAGACAAATGGCCAGATCAAGTCTCAAAAGCAAACTATAATTATCTAGCAGACCCTTGGGATAAAGCAAAATTAGATTCAAAACTAAAAGCATGGAAAGGAGAAACAGCAGGACATACCTGTTATGAAGAACCTATAAAAGATAAATGTATGCGAGGTCTTTGTTATAAAAGACCCTTCGGTGTAAAATCGGACAGCGTTTCCATATTCCCAGAGATTCAAGATTTTGAAATGATTGCTTATGCAGAACCAGAGTATAGATTTAATGTTGTTATGCCTAGTGATGATAATATTCAAGTGATTGTACCTAATACCAAGTTAATGACTCGACAGAAAGAAGTACTAGATTTAGTGTGGCAACAAACTGGAACTTATTTTGAACCTTTAAAACCAAAAGAATTTAGAGCCAAACTAAATGAATGGCGTAAGAATGGTCAAAAAATTACACCACCTAAAGGAACTCAAATTGACGATAGACTTGAAGAAGAATTATTTCAATATTGTATTAATGGTCCACCGGCCCAACAAAGAAGTCAAATTAACCTCGGATCCTGTCTTACCGAAGAAGGCTTTCATTACTTTAGATTTAATTCTTTTATTGAACACCTAGGTAATGGATGGAAGATTCCAGAAGAAAAAATTGCACAAAAATTAAAAGATAAATGTAATGTAGAATTTGATCATTCATTAAATGTGGATGGTAAAACTCTTAAAGTATGTAAGGTAGTACAATTACATGTGGATAAAATCGAATATAAACCAGTAGACAGAAAAGGAGCTAACTATTAATGACCAGCTATAAAGTATTAGGCCCACCAGGTACCGGAAAAACACGAAGACTTTTAAATGAAGTACATAAATATGTTCAAAAAGGTACACCCCTAGATAAAATTGGCTACTTCGCCTTTACTCGTAAGGCAGCCGGAGAAGCCCGAGATAGATTTCTCGATAAGAACGAAAACCTAACCAAAAAAGATATAAAATATTTTCAAACCCTTCACTCGTTAGCTTTTAATAATCTTGGATTAAGAGAAGAAAACGTTATGCAAGAAGGTAATTATAAAGCAATTGGGGAAACATGTGGTATTCAAATTAAATATGCAGCGCATGAAACAAATAATTTTAACGGAATTTTTTCTTCAGACAGTGAGTACCTAAGTCTAATTAACTTAGCGAGAGTAAAACAAATTCCTGTGGAAGATCAGTTTGATCTAAACGAACACCTGACATGGATCACTCGGTTCAAGCTTACGGCAATTGAAAAAGAAATAAATAATTATAAAAAAACATATGGGCTGATTGATTTTACCGACATGATTCAAAGATTTTTAGATAAAGGAAAATCCCCTAAATTTAAAGTTATATTTGTAGATGAAGCACAAGAATAATCATTAATTAAATGGTCAATGATTAAAAAAATTGAAGAAGAAAGTTATGATCCAGTTTTAAAAACTCAATGCGACGTATGGATAGCAGGCGATGATGATCAAGCTATTTTTGGATGGGCGGGTGCAGATGTAAACTCTTTTATTAAATGGAAAGCTAGGGAAATTTTATTAGATCAATCTCAAAGAGTTCCAAGTTTAATTCAACAAAAAGCTTTAGGAGTTATTAATCGTATTTACTATAATCGAATACAAAAAAATTATTTACCCAAGGATATTCCCGGGAATATTTACCAACGCTACAAGTTAAATGATATTGATCTAACTAAAGGAGACTGGTTAATATTAACGAGAACGAAAGCTTTATTAAAACCCATCCCTCCTTTTCTAAAAAGAAAAGGGCTGTATTTTAATACAGCACAAGGCAACAGTATAGGAAAAACTTTGCACGAAGATATTCAAACCTGGAATGAATTTAAACAAGGACTCAGTCCTCCAGATATAAAAAGACAAAGGCTAGAAGAATTAACCGGAGAAAAAAATTTTAATATTAATCTAAATTGGGATGAAGCCTTTAAAAATGTTGCACTTACTAAACGCCAATACATGAGAGCCATGATTAATAATGAAGAAGATTTATCTAAACCTCCACGAATAAAAGTTTCTACCATTCACGGGGCTAAAGGTGGAGAGGCAACTAATGTAGTTTTATTTTTAAATCAAACGACGAATACTATCAAAGGTTCTAAAAAATCTCAAGCGAAAGAAGAAGAAGAATTTAGAGTTTGGTATGTTGGCGTCACACTAACTATAGAAAATTTATTTTTAATAAAATGTAAAAACAAAATGAAGGAGTTTAAAATATGAGTTTAACAAGTGAGGCTATTTTACTATCAATGATAACATTTTATTTTGCCATCAAACTATATTTATATTTTATATCATGAAAAATCCATACGATAAACAAATTGGCGGATCACATTATCAGAAATTTAAAATTCAGCCAAGTAAATTTGTATTTGAAAATGAGTTGCTATACCCTGAAGGATGCGTTATAAAATATATCTTGAGACACAGACTGAAAGGAAAAAAACAAGATTTAGAAAAAGCAATTCACTTTATTCAAATGATTATTGAGAGAGACTATCCAGAGAAAAAAGATTTTTTAGAAGAAGCTGAGAAAGAAAAGAAAGAATTAGAAGAATCATATCAAGAATCAAGAAGACAAACAGAAGAACGGAAATCCACCGAATGGACTAAAGGTTATAACAAATGGAAGAAAAATAATGTGTGAAGTTCCACAACTAACTGATCTAGATTTAACAGACATAGATACAGTTGCCATTGACTTAGAAACCTATGATCCTAATTTAAAAACAAAAGGGTTAGGAGCGGTTAGAAAAGATGGTTTTGTTTGCGGCATAGCTATAGCTACTAAAGACCAAAATTTATATTTTCCTATTGCACATAACATGACCGATAATTTAAACACTAAAGAAACATGGGACTATTTGAACGAAAAAGTGTTTAAAAACAAGGGTTTACGCAAGGTTTTTCACAATGCCATGTACGACGTTTGCTGGATTAGATCGGCAACTGGAGAGATGCCACAAGGACCATTGCTCGACACCATGATCGCAGCTTCAGTAATTGACGAAACAAGAATGAAATATTCGTTGGATTCAATTAGTAAAGACTATTTAAACGAAACAAAATACAAATATGATTTAGCAGCTAAAGTTTTAGACTGGTCTAATGGAACCATAAAAGATCCCATGACTAACATGCACAAACTTCCACATCACTTAGTAAAAGATTATGCAGAACAAGATGTAAATTTAACTTTAAAACTTTGGGAACTATTTGACACAAAACATTTGGACGAAGTATTATACACCAAACATAATAAGGATGGAAGTGAAGAATTTAAAACGTGTAGAAAAATATTTCAATTAGAAACTAAATTATTTCCTTGTCTTGTTGACATGAAATTTAA